CTAAAAGACGTAAGTCTTTTTGTGCTAGAAGTGCAGGTCAAATGAAGAAGTTTCCAAAGGCGGCTAAAGATCCGAATAGCCGTTTAAGACAAGCAAGAAGAAGATGGAAGTGTTAGATGACAAGTAAAGAATTATTAAAAATGTTAGAAAAACATGAAGAAGTTTGTAATGCTAGATTTGATGGTATTAATCAAAAACTTAATAAACTAGACAACAGATTATGGATGATAGTATCATTAATTATAGTTGCTAGTGGTTTGGAGCAACTAATATAATGACTATGGGTAGGTCACAAATGTTAAAGCAAGTGACCAATCCACCTAGAAAGAAGAAGTGGAGTGCCAAGAGAAAAAGGAAGATCAATTGCAAACGACCTAAAGGATTTTCTGAAAGAGCACATTGTGCCGCTAAAAAAAGGAGAAGTAATAAGAGGTAGTCCAGTTAAAATTTGCTATGAATGTGGTAGAAAAAAATGGACTTGTAAGTGTCACAAAATAAGGAGTAAGTAATGCCAAAAGACGCATGTTATCATAAAGTTAAAGCTAGATATAAGGTATTCCCATCAGCTTATGCATCAGGAGCTATTGCTAAATGCAGGAAAGTTGGTGCTGCAAACTATGGTACTGGTGGCAAAAAGAAAAAGACTAAGAAAAAAGCCGAGGGTGGTGTAATTATGTTAAACAATGGTGGCGCAACCATGCCAAAGAATAATAGAAAACGTGCTTCTAATAAGAAAAATGTAGCACGAGGTTGTGGTGTTGTAATGAGAAGAAAAGAAACGTTTTACGCATAATGGCTGTTAGAAAAACAAAAGCTGGTTTAGCACTCAAAAGATGGTTCAAGGAAGATTGGAAAGATCAAAGAACTGGTAAGAAGTGTGGAA